CAGGGAAAGACAGAACCGTTCCACTTTCTGGGGCGGTCACTGAAATGCTTAAACGCAGATTGTCAAAGATGGATCCCCCCTCCCCTGGTAATCTCATATTCCCCGCAAAAGGAACAACCGACAAAGTCAGACGGATGATATCCAATGCATTTCCTAGAACCGTTGAAGCTCTCCAAGAGCTTCCCCTGGAAGCTGGAGGAATTCGCCAACGGCACGACAAGAGAGAAAAAATAACATTCCACTCATTGCGGCACACATATGCCAGCTGGTTGGTAATGAAGGATGTAAGTCTTTACGTTGTGAAAGAACTCCTCGGACATTCAACGATTAAGATGACAGAAAGATATTCTCACCTCACCCCGGACCATCGCCACGCTGCAATTTTGAAAGTTTTCGGATAAACCCTAATTTTTAAAAACTTTTTTTATTTTATTTTAGCTTACTTCTAAATACTTTTACTTACCGCTGCATACTCTAAGCCGCTTCAGTAGCGAAACACAGCATTGACAACTCACGGTTCTTCGCTTAATTTTGTAAGTGGAGGGCAAGAAAATTGGCAGGAACACCAAAAAAAAGAGCGGCGAAAGATGGGGCTTCGCGCGCGTGCGAAGGAAAGCCCAAAAAGACCACGAAGAACCGTTCTGCTGCCCAACTTGTAAGCGATGCTCTGAGGGTACAAAAACACCTCACCTCAAAATTCACCAACGCCCAGTTAATCACCGCACTAATCGCAAGATGCTACGAAGCAATGATGCGACAACTGGTGTCCGGTAAAGATGGATACTGGTATGCAAAAACCCTCGACGTGCTTACCGACATCCAATCCAAGTTCGAGCTTGGAACTGGACCAGAGGGCGAGACAGACAAAGGAACTCCGGCAGAGCTTTCTCACGCTATTAGACAGCTATTCCCAAGAGCTGCAGAAGGTGGCAAGGCGTGAGTACTTCAAGTATGACATCCAAGGCTTTGCCGAATATTACCTTGCAGACTACTTCACGTCAGAACTTAAGCAATACCACATTGAGATCTTGCTGGCAGAAAATGGGATATATGAAGTCCCTCGTGGTCATGGCAAAAGCACCGCTCTGCTTGCTCTTATTCTACACGCTTGTCTTTATGGCTGGAAAAAATACGTGGTTATTGCTTCAGCAACAGCGACACAAGCCTACGGGTTTAGCCGAAGAATCAAAGATGAACTCGAGACCAATGAGCGAATCAATGAAGACTTTGGTGATCTCACTGGAAAGAAGTGGACTCAGTCTCATTTCACCTGTACGAACGGATTCACTTGCCGAGCCATCGGCAGCGGTGGAAGCGTCAGAGGTATCGTTGAAAAGAATCGACGTCCAGACCTCATCATTTGCGATGATCTCGAAGACGATGAAGCAACCCAGACTCCTGAACTCAGAGAAAAGCTTTGGAAATGGGTCACGACTGCTCTCTTCAATGTCGGAGTTGGAAAGATTGTTGACCGAATCATTGTCGGAACCCCCCTTCACAATGATTGCGTTCTCAGGAGACTCAAAAAGAAACATCCAGAACGGTACAACCAATGGAAAGCAATCGCTGAAGATGGTGCATTGCTCTGGCCTGAAGTCTATACACAAGACATTCTCGATGAAATCAAATATGAGATTGGCTCTCTCGCATTCGCCCAGGAATATCAGATGGAACCAATGGACGACCAGACCAAGCCATTCAAGCCAGAATGGTTCAGATACTTTGACGACAGTGAAACACCAACACCAGACCACTGGTGGCGGTTCATGTATGTGGACCCAGCTATCGGACAAAAGAAAACATCTGACTGGTTCGTTGCCTCAATTTGTGCAATCTCTCCAATGGGCGAGCCCCTTGAGGTCAGAGTTCTTGAACAATTCAAAGCAAAGCTCTCTGTTGCTGGCCAACTCGCAACGATTGAACAACTCACCGATAAATGGCAACCAATGCAGGTTGGTATTGAATCCAATGCATACCAAGACTCACTCAGGCAACTCTCAATGGAGCGATTTGCAGAGACTCGGAACTGGGTCTCGGTGGTGTCTGTCGTGAGCACAACCAACAAGAAAGTACGCATAATGAAGCTTTCCCCAAGGGTTGAAACTGGAAGGCTTAAGTTCCGGAAAGGTGATCCCGCACAAGCCGAACTGATTACTCACATGACTGAATATCCATCCGTAACACACGATGACTTTGAAGATTCTCTTGAAGGTGTAGTTGCAATGGCTGAACGTACCGGAAGGATGACTTCATAATGACAATCTGGATGGGCGACAACAGCGCAAAGGGTGTCGAGTTCCCTAATGAGTTTGATAGAAGAAGGATTGCCGGCTATCCACTATTGCAGATGTTGCGTGAAGGAGATCACGCACTGGCATTCAAGCACGTTCAGGCTGAGATTGAAAAGAATCAAAGCTCTTCAGGAATAGCTGTTGCTGATTACGTACCAGTCAACCTCCTTGGAAGGCTTTCGGAGAGAACAGCAGACGCGCTCTTCCTCGACCCTCCGGCAATCCAGGCAGAAGAGAACGTTGAAGTAACAAAGCTTCTTGAAGAAAAGATGAGACAGGGCCTCACTATCTTAATGAGAGACGCAGTTGATGACCTTACTGTCTATGGCAACGTTGGAATCAAGGCATATGGCACAGGAAAGGATACTCAGGTTGATACAGTTCACCCGTCCATTCTCTTCCGTGGTGAAGATTATTTCCCCTGGTACCAGAACAATAATGAAGATATCAGAAAAACCAAGGCACCTGTTATTGCAACACCAGTCAACAAAGGCGGAGTCTATTACATAGTCTTTGAGGTGCACGAGCCCGGCGAAGTTATCTATCGCGCATATGAATGGTTACTTGCCAGTTCATCAAGAAGTAAGGTCATTTCATTCGCCCTCGAAGGTGAGCTTGGTAATGAGGTTGAAGTATCTCAGATAATCAATTCCAAGGTAACAGACTATAAGACAACCATCGATGAACCAACTCTCTGGATTCTCAAGAATAAGAAATATAGAGAATCTTCATTCTGGGGTGGCTCTGATTACACGAAAGACCTGCAGGCGCTTCAAGATTCTATCAATCATCAGTTTTCAGCCCTCCAAGCCCACTCTGATGAACTCCTAAAAGGTGGGCACCTTATACTGGACGAGACAATGAAGGCTATGTTGAGTCAACAGGCCGTCGGTGCAAACAGAACCACTGCCGACTTTGGCCGCAATCCAAGATCCTTAAGCTCACCATCAAAAGGAATGATGTCTGATAGCTTAGATATCATCTATGAATCATCACAGACCAGCGGAATGACAAGGCACGTTGCAAGATCTTCTCAGTATGAGGGTGCATTCAAAAACATGGAACTGCAGCTCGCATTGTTCGAACGAATCACAGGAGTTTCCATCGAGGAACTTTTTGGAAAGGCAACAGCCCCAGAATCAGGCAAGGCTCTCAGAATTAAGAAACAGCCAGAGATTGCAAGATTCAAGGGAAAACGACTCATATTCTCAGGACCGTTTATTGAAGTGCTTACTGCAGCAATCAAACTGATGGGCAAAGGCGACATCATTCCATCAGTAAGATGGGCGGAACTGTATCCTCTTACAGAAGAAGAGAAGACGGATATTGCAGTCAAACAGGTTGGTGGAAAGACACTCGCCTCACACAAGAAGGCCATTGCACTGGCTCAGAACATTTCAGCGGAAGACGCAGAAAAAGAAGTTGAGCAAATCAACAAAGAAGAGCCAGCTCCAGGCTTTCCTTCTTATTCCCCATTTGGTGGTAAATAATGGCTTGGTATGATAAATGGAAATATTCCCCAGGCAAGTCAGGCCCATTGGCTGGAGCCATCCACACCGAGTCAGATTTGCACGCATATCGCAATCCATCCTTGAGAACGAAGACCCCGCAGTCTGTCAAAGAAATGTCTCAGATGATGAAGGCCGTGGCTGTAGATGCATCTAAGGAAATGACAACAGTTATTCGACGTTATGTCCTGCAGCCAGAAGCTCAAAAAAACCTTACTATCCTGAGAAATGAACTGCTTCAGGTGAATGGTGAATTTCAGGACCTATGGTTTCCAATGATGTCCGAGGCCGTAGAAGTTTCTTATGGTCTCGGATCAGGCGGAACAGATCTGACCCTTGATGAGTACGGCTTTCAGACTTCAGGACCTTCAGGTTTTGCCGGCGCATTCAGTAAGACTGACAGAGATGCAATGAAGGCAATACTCAATGACAACTTCAGTGACCTTGCTGGCCAGACAAACAGAATGCAGAGAAGAGCCGTTGGTATCCTCAGAACAGAAGCCGGCTATCTTATAACTAAGGGGCTTGCCCAGGGTAAGAATCCAAGAGCCGTTGCCAAAGAGCTTGAAAACGCACTTGAGAGAAAAGGCTTCATCTCATCAAAAGAGTTGGACAAACTTTACAAAGCACGAACAGCAGCAGGACACCCAGAGAGTGGCAAGAAGCCAATCAGGGCAGTAACAAGCGAGAATCAAATCGTTGGTTACATAGCAGAGCACGGCTATCTCTCTTTCATTGATAGAGCCGGCAGAGAATGGGACCTCGCAGAATACTGCTATATGGCAGCTCAAACAAAGATGGCTATTGCTCAAAATGAAGGCGCTGTCAACAGGATGAATTCAAGAGGCATTAATCATTACATCGTCTCTTCACATAACACAGTATCAGAACCATGCATCCCACACGAGGGCAATATCTATTGGACGGGTGAAGGTGAGAGCAACGGATATTCCGAGGCTGGCACTCTTCCACCGTACCAACCGCGATGTTCCCATTATGTGATGCCTTACGTTGAAACGGGGGCTTGAGCTTGAACCGCAAGGGGCAAGTAATCAGGAACCGAAAGGAAAAACCATATGCCAAACAGTAACGACAACACAACACAGAACCCAGCAGTAACACCTCCACCGGAGGGCAATTCACCTGCAACCCAAGAGGGCGCAGCTGAAAGCACTCAAAGCAACCTGATTGCAGACATCTCAAAGCTTGATCCGAAAGTTCTCCAGTCTTATACAGACAAAGCAGTTCAGCAAGCAATTGCGACTCGCGAAAAGAACATCCAGGTAAAAGCTGAAGAGGAAAAGAAAGCAGCAGAGCTTAAGGCCGCAGAAGAACGAGGCGAATTCGACAAAGTAAAAGCTGACTATGAAGCAAAGATGAAAGCTTTGTCTGATAGCATTGAAAATCAGAAGCAGGAAGCCCTCATCAATAAAGTCAACTATCGTCTTGAAGTTGAAGCGTTCAAACTGGGAATCAACGAAGTAAGAGACCTTGTCGTTCTGACAGATGAACAACGTAAATCCTGCATTGCTGAAGATGGAACCGTAAAGTCTGAAGCAGTCACAGAAGTCCTAGCCAAACTCAAAGCAGAAAGACCTCACTTCTTTGGCGCTAATGTTAAAGGCCATTCTGGCAATCCTTCACCAGGCAACGCAAACCCACCAGTCGGCGCACCGGTGATTATGTCCCAGGAACAATCAATCAAACAACGTCAGCAGCAGTACAACAATATGAGAAAAGCCCCTGACCCTCATATTGCTTACAACGCTGCTAAAAAATCTTAGAAGGGTAATTAATTATTATGTCAGGATTAGTACAAGGCACAGATACAAGCGGCGGTTATCTCGCCCCGGACCATCTTCAGCAAGCATTCCTCTTGGCCACTGAAGGCAAATATGCATTTCGCCAGTTTGCACAAATTCCAGAAGATGGCTTTGGTCCTGGAATGGGAGCGAGTTACAAGGCGAACATTCTTTCAAAGATCTCTACTCAGGGTGGACTAATTGCTGAAACCGCAACCATTCCACTTCGTGATGCAACTGTCGGACAGGCAGAAGTTCTCATTGGTGAATATGGTAATGGAATCTCAAACAGCCAGTTCCTTGCCCTCACTGCTTCACAGAACCCAGAACAGGGCTGTCGTGAAATCCTCGGACAGGATGCTCGAATCACTCTAGAGACAGCTGCAGAAGCTGCCTGCGATAAGTTTATTTATCGCTATGTTGGTTCAGGAACTGCAGCTGGTTCATTCACATCCAACGGAACTGCCACTGCAACCAATGCATCTGCTCTCAATGCTTACCACGTTGGGAAAATACGGGATTATATGCTCGCACAGAAGATCCCTGTTTTCTTTGAAAATGGCTATTATGCTGCGCTTGTGAGTATTGCCGCTGCAAGAAATATCAAGAATGACTCCACTTTCCTTGCATGGAAACAGTATGCAGCCCCAGAGCAGCTTCTATCTGGTGAAATTGGAAGCCTTGACGGTGTCAGATTCATGGAGGCAACAGAGATCTGTAGCGACAGTGGACCTTTTGATAATTCCATCGGTGCAGGTGCAACTGGGGAAGCTTACTTCATGGGAGCGCAGGCTCTTATTGAGGCTCAGATCTTGAAAGAGCACGTCCGTCAGGAACTCGCAGACTTTGGCAGAAATATGAAGTATGCCTGGTATGCAGTGACTGGCTTCGGTTCTATCAGAAATCACGGACTGAAATGGACCTCTGTCTAGTTAACGTTTAACAGTGGGCTGGTTACTCCGGCCCACTTGTAAGGAATAAAAGAATGGCAAAACCGAGAGTATTAGTTGTTAGAGATGCGGCAATTGGCGACCTGATTCAGATGACGCCAATTATTCGACACCTTCACAATCAAGGCTATCGCGTGAATGTAGCAACAAAGAAAGCTGCCGGCAATGCCGTTCTTTTAAACAACCCCTATGTTAATGAAGCCATCAGCCTGGAACAGTGCGAAGATATGGAAGCCAGGCAAGCACAAATTGACAAGATCTTAAGCAAGAAGCCATATGCCCATTGTTATGATTTTGTGCACTCTGTTGAAGCCAGATATCTCTTCCATTCCTGCCGGCCAGAATACGATTATCCAATCGAAGACCGCAGAGCCATCTCTGGTTCGGTTAATTATGTTGAAGATATGTGCCAACTCGTTGGAGCAACTGACACCAAAATGGAACTCTTTGAAACTATCTTCGAGAGAAGAGACTTCGAGAAGATGAGGGCTTGTTTTCTTGGAGGTCCAGTTGTTCAATTCCAGCTTACGGGATCATCAATGAACAAATGTCTCCCCTGGTGGCCGTTGGTTGCAAAGGGACTCATCGAGGCATACCCAAAAATAACAATCATCACAACCGGAGAGCCAAAGGCAAAGATCCTTGAAGGCGGTATCACTTATGCCACTGGGAGCAAGAACATTTTCCCGATGGCCGGTGAATTATCAATGAGAAGGGCCCTTCTTCTGACAAGGCACGTTGATTTAGTGATAGGTCCAGAGACCGGTGTTATGAATGCAGCCGGCTGCTTTGATACTCCAAAGATCGTGTTGCTCTCACACTCAAATCACACAAACCTGACACGAGACTGGAAAAACGTTTATCCGCTGCAATCACCTTCTGAGTGTTCTCCCTGTTACAGAATAGTCGGAGACACAGACATCTGTTGGAAGGTTACTGACAAGGAAAGCCCTATATGTGGCGCAATGAAATGCATGGCTCAATTCCAACATAAAACAATCGTCGATACGGCGAGGAAGGCTATAGAAAATGCTAAAAGTAAAGAAATCCGATAACCTCACAATGTGTCCAAAATGCGGTCACATTGGCGGAGCTGAACCATTCAATCTTCCAAGCGTTGCAAAGAACGTTGATGGAAACAGCGTGAGCTTCGAAGTTCTTCTTCCAGGACACAAAGAACCCACCAGCCTGAAGAAGCCTCCAACTGATGAAGAGCTCTATGAAATGACAATGGAAGCCGTGGAGAAAATTCAGGAAGAAAAGCTCGCTGCCCTCAAGAGCGCAAAGGCTCCAAAGAAGCCTGCAACTACCCCAGAAGGTGACAAATAATAATGGCAGCTGTAATTGTAGTTGGTACAAATAGCCACATCACCTTGGCAGACGCCGAAACTCTTATGTTGGAGCGCCTTGACCTCGATGGTATCTGGTCCAATGCATCCGACATACAAAAAACAGCTGCCCTTATTCAGGCTTCACGTCAGATTAGCAACGAAATTCTCTATGGTAACAAGACAGATGAAGACCAGCTGCT